AGAGACAAGGAGTTTGACGCAGGTGACACTTATATCGCACCTTCCGCTGCCTAGTATGCCTTTCCAGACACACGATAACATTGTGTTTGCAAGCCAAGACAAAGACAGATCACATAAAGCTAACGTAGAAGAGAAACCAGAGATTAACAAGGTTACGCCTGACACTGCAGTAGAGGATCTCAAGTTAGTTAATCAAAAGTATGCATATCACCCTGACCCTAATAAGCTTAGGATGCCTGATGGTCAGATTGTAGACTTTATCATTGCTTAGGGGTATGCAATGCAAATTGAGAGAGAGACATTATGGATCCTATTACAATCGCTATGGCGAGTTTCAGTGCTGTTAAAGCAGGGGTTTCTGCCGGGAAAGAAATAACGTCTCTAGCTAAAGACATTGGTAGTTTATTCCAAGCAATTGATGACATTAAGGATGACCACAGTAAGAAAAGAGATAGTGTCTTTGCTAATTCAAATGAGGAAGCTTTATCCACGTTTGTAGCTCGCAAGAAAGCCGAAGACATGGAAGAGGAGCTAAGGCAAATCGTCATAGCTACACGCGGCTTCTCTGCTTGGGGCGAATTGGTAGAGTTACGCAAAGAGATACGTGTACGTAATAAGAAGGAACGTGAAGAGAAGCGCAAGAAAACGCAGAAGATGGTAGAGAATATACTTATTTATGGTGGTATAAGTCTAATACTCTTATTTGTTTGTGGGTTTGCGTTACTAATTCTGTTGAGTTATTTAGGAAAAATCTAAATATGGCTATACCAACTAACAAGAAACTCTATGCGTCTGTAAAGGCGGCAGCTAAAAAGAAATTTAAGACTTGGCCTAGCGCTTATGCTTCAGCCTGGTTAGTTAAGGAGTATAAGCGTAGGGGAGGCAAATATAGTGGCTCAAGCAAAAACAAAGTCGCGTAAGACAGGCCACCTAATACAAAGCCGTAGGGGCTACGCTAAGGGTGGTTTAGGTAAGTGGTTTGGTGAAGAGTGGACAGATGTAAAGACAGGCAAAGAATGTGGTCGCTCAGGCAGTAAAGACTCAGGTAGGCCTTACCCTGCATGTAGACCTAAAGCTGTAGCCAGTAAGATAAGTAAGAAAGAGGCCGCTAAGAAAACTGGCCCCAAGAAAGTAAAGTGGTCAACGACTGCATCAGGAAGGAAGCGTAATGCCTAGTAAAGTACCTTGTAAGGGATGCCCTACTCCCGCTAAATGTAAAAAAGCTAAAAAGTGTTTGAAAGGAAAGAAGTGATTATGGGTAATAAACCAATGAACGCTGGAATGGCGGCACTTAAAAAAGAAGCCCCTGCAGTAGCTAAGAAGATGGGTTACATGTATGGTGGTATGACTAAGAAGAAGGGCTACAACAAAGGTGGCTTATGCGGTGCTTCTAACCCAGCAAAGAACCCTGTTAAGCGTGGTAAAGCCTAATGGCTAAGTATTACGATAAGTACAAGAAGCAGCTTAATGCTGCAGGTTACACCATTGATGGTGATGGCATGGTATGGGATGCTAATGGCAACCAAGCTGCAGGTGAGGATCGTTTTGGTAATGTACAGAGTAAAGACCCTAACGTTACTCAGATTTGTAAGGATGCAGAGGCATCAGGTATCTTTAACAAAGTAAAGAAAGCTGTTACTCCTAAGAAGAAGAAAGCTAAGGAAGCGTAATGTCATCACTCCCCTATAATACAACTACTAAAAGTATTGCAGTTACAGCTACTGCTGGTGGGGCAAGTAGTAATGTATTATACACTTGTCCTACTAACTTTGATGGTGTTGTGACGTTTTTACATGTAAGTAATGGGGCTTCACAGACAGACAGCGTTTCTATTCAGTGGTATCATGCGGAAGATAATGCCTACTACACTATTATAAATAATAAATCTATTTCAGGTAATGATGTGTACAACATGATCACCTCTGATAGATTGTATCTACACGCAGGTGATAAGATAACTTGTTTTAATGGCGGTGGTGATATAGGTGTTACCATTGCAGTACAGGAACACTATAACCCTAATAGATAGCGGGTATGCATTTTTTGTATCTACTATAGCGCTAACATATAAGTATAACTATCTCCGCACGTAACATAAGGAGATAGTGCAATGTTTAAGAATTTACTGACACGTATTCAAAATCACCAGCAGCGTAGAGCAGACTACTGGGTTTTAAAGAATATGTCTAATAAAGAGCTACACGATATAGGTATTTCTCGTGGTGAGATATACAACCGTGTATACGGTGAGTATAAGTGAGGTTAAGAAACAGCATTCCTGTTATTCTTAGCCTTACAGTTTTTACTCACGTATCATCTGGTGATACAGATAGGCAGACAGGTTCTGGACTTAACAGAGGCTTAAATAAAAATAAAGCTTGCTTTTGTAGTAAAACTTCATAAAACTATAAGGCAAGCCTATCTATAAAGGATAACTTCATATGGCAAGAAACCTCACAGAAAACCAACAAAAGTTTCTAGAAGTACTCTTCGATGATGCTGGTGGTGATGTTGTGCTTGCCAAGAAGTTGGCAGGTTACAGTAACGGCACACCAACTCGTATTATAGTGGAGTCACTTAAAGATGAAATTGGAGAAGCTACAAGATCTTATTTCGCCCGTACAGCGCCTAAAGCTGCAATGGCTATGGTACAGGCTTTGTCTGACCCTACAGAGCTTGGGATAAAAGATAAGATGAGTGCCGCTAAAGACTTGCTTGATCGTGCTGGACTTGGTAAAGTAGATAAAGTTGATGTTACCTCAAGTGGTGGCGTCTTTTATTTACCGCCAAAAGAAGGTACTAACGAATAGTAAGACCAAAGCACATAAGCAGAGACTTAGAGTATTGGGAGCTACCTAAACCAAAACGCGGCAAAGAGAAAGAGTGGCACGTTATAGCCAAGCTAACTAAGAAGCCGCCTTTTGGTTATGAGATACACCCTGACAACGAAAACTTGTTACAGCCTATACCACTTGAGTTAGAGGCCTTAGAGCTTGCAAAGCGTCATCTTCAACAGTATAGTTACAGAGATGTAGCTAATTGGCTCACAAAACAAACTGGACGTAGCATCTCACATGCAGGTCTTAGACAGAGAATAGATATTGAGCGAAGACGTAAAAAAGCTGCTACAATTAAACGGAACCTTGCCAAGCGGCTCGAAACGGCGTTATCCGAAATCGAGAGGCTCGAAAAAGGCCGTGTCGGAGCGTACTCAGAAGAGTGAGGCTGCAGTTATCACACCAAAAGAAACTGTACCAGCGCAAGTAGTTGCTGCAGAGTTTGATGTTGAGGTAGCACAGGATGTGGTATTCAAGCCAAACCCCGGCCCTCAAACAGACTTTCTAAGCGCTTCTGAACGTGAGGTACTATATGGTGGTGCAGCAGGTGGCGGTAAGAGTTATGCAATGCTTGCTGACCCTTTACATGGTTTAAATGATCCAAACTTTAGTGGGTTACTTGTACGACATACTACAGAGGAATTACGTGAGCTTATTCAGAAAAGCCAAGAGCTTTATCCTAAAGCTGTTCCGGGCATTAAGTGGTCTGAGCGTAAAAGTCAGTGGACTACTCCGAAAGGCGGTAGGCTTTGGATGTCGTACCTTGATAAAGATATGGACGTTACTCGTTACCAAGGTCAGGCGTTTAACTGGATAGGCTTTGATGAGCTAACGCAGTGGCCTACCCCTTATGCGTTCGATTATATGCGAAGTCGCTTGAGGTCTGCTCATAGTACAGACTTAGGTTTGTACATACGTGCTACTACAAACCCAGGTGGTAGTGGTCATGCATGGGTTAAAAAGATGTTTATTGACCCTTCACCGTCTAACAAGGCTTTTTGGGCAACTAACATAGAAACAGGGGATACTATTACGTTCCCTAGAGGTCACAGCAAAGAGGGTCAACCTCTGTTTAAGCGTAGGTTTATACCTGCCAGCCTGTTTGACAACCCATACCTAGCCGATACTGGTGACTACGAAGCTATGCTTTTGTCTTTGCCAGAGCACCAAAGAAAACAACTATTAGAGGGTAATTGGGATGTCAATGAAGGAGCAGCTTTCCCAGAGTTTAACAGATCCCTTCATGTCATTGACCCTTTTGAAATCCCAGACAACTGGGTTAAGTTTAGAGCTTGCGACTACGGCTACGGTAGTTATACAGGAGTTTTATGGTTTACTGTCGCTCCCGACGAACAGCTTATCGTCTACAGGGAGCTTTATTGTTCTAAAGTTACAGCTTCTGATTTAGCTGATATGATATTGGAAGCGGAAGCTAACGATGGTGGTATGCGATATGGTGTTCTGGATTCTAGTTTATGGCACAACCGTGGTGATACTGGGCCATCACTGGCTGAACAGATGAATATGAAGGGTTGCCGTTGGCGTCCTTCTGATAGGTCTAGAGGCTCTCGTGTAGCTGGTAAGAACGAAATACATAGGCGTCTGCAGGTAGATGAGTTTACTGAGAAGCCTCGACTTGCTTTTATGAGTAACTGTACAAACACTCTAGCGCAAATACCTATTATACCTCTAGATAAAAAGAACCCAGAGGATGTAGACACTAAAGCGGAAGACCACCTATATGATGCCCTACGTTACGGCGTTATGACTAGACCCCGTAGTAGAAGTATATGGGATTTCACGCCTGACAAACCAAATCAGGGCTTTCAAGCACAAGACACAACATTTGGATACTAAAACATGGCAGATATTGACGAAGTAACTTTTGATACAGATGAAGTTGTAGCTGCAGAGGACGCAGAGGATAGCATCTTTGAAGCTAAATCTAGTATTGTATCCTTTGTTGATGAACGTTTTAGCAGGGCAGAAGATGCTCGCAAAAGTGACGAAGATAGGTGGCTACGTGCTTACCGCAACTACCGTGGTTTGTACGGGCCTGACGTAAAGTTTACAGACACAGAAAAGTCTCGTGTATTTGTTAAAGTCACGAAGACTAAGACCTTAGCTGCATATGGGCAGATTGTTGACGTACTGTTTGGGAACAATAAGTTTCCTATGTCAGTAGACCCCTCTATTTTACCTGACGGCGTTGCTGAATCAGTACACATTAATATTGACCCTAATGCCGCAGCCGCTGGTGAAGCACTTAAAAGTGTAACACAAGACAAGCCTTCACGGCCCTACTTACTTGACGGTAATGAGAAACTAAAACCCGGAGAAACGCTAGAAGATCTAAAACAGCGTTTAGGGCCACTCAGCGACAAGTTAGAATCCGTATCAGAAAAGGTTGTCGAAGGTGATGGCACAACGCCTACCACCGTTACATTTCACCCTGCTATGGTTGCAGCTAAACGAATGGAAAAGAAGATCCATGACCAGCTAAATGAGTCTGGTGCTTCTTTGCATTTACGTTCTATGGCATTTGAGATGGCCCTACTTGGTATGGGTGTTATGAAAGGCCCATTTGCTGTAGATAAAGAGTACCCTAATTGGGATGACCAAGGTGAGTATGACCCACTTATAAAGACTGTACCTGAGTGTAACCATGTAAGTGTGTGGAATTTCTACCCTGACCCAGAAGCTACATCTATGGATGATGCTGAGTACACTATTGAGCGTCACAAGATGTCACGTACACAGCTACGCTCCCTCAAGACACGCCCCTACTTTATGGATGATTCTATAGACATGGCTGTAGCCAAAGGCCCAGACTATGTGCAGAAGCACTGGGAAATGACTATGGAAGACAATCAGGTTCATGCTGAGTCTGAGCGTTGGGAAGTGTTAGAGTTTTGGGGTTTTGTAGATACAGACATCTTAGAAGAGCACGGTATTAAGATACCTACTTCTATGAAAGACTTAGATGAAGTAAGTGCTAACGTATGGATCTGTAATGGTGAAGTACTGCGTATGGTACTAAACCCGTTTAAGCCATCACGTATACCGTACTATGCTACCCCATATGAGCATAATCCATACAGCTTCTTTGGTGTAGGTATTGCAGAAAATATGGATGATACTCAGACACTTATGAATGGGTTTATGCGTATGGCGATAGATAACGCTGCACTAAGTGGAAACTTAATCATTGAGGTTGACGAAACAAACATGGTTCCGGGCCAAGACTTATCTGTGTACCCGGGAAAAGTGTTTAGGCGTCAGGGGGGTGCAATGGGTCAATCCATCTTTGGCACCAAGTTTCCTAATGTAGCACAAGAGAATATGCAACTGTTTGATAAGGCAAGAGTTTTAGCGGATGAAAGCACTGGTTTCCCTTCTTTTGCTCACGGTCAGACAGGCGTGTCTGGAGTGGGTCGTACTGCTTCTGGTATTAGTATGCTTATGTCTGCTGCCAACGGCTCTATCCGTACTGTAGTAAAGAACGTAGATGACTACTTGATTCGCCCTCTAGGTAAAGCATTCTTTGCATTTAATATGCAGTTTGACTTTGATGAGAAGATTAAAGGTGATCTAGAGGTACGTGCGTCTGGTACAGAAAGCTTGATGGCTAACGAAGTACGGTCACAGCGTTTGATGCAATTCTTGCAAGTAGCACAGAACCCAGTACTGGCACCCTTTGCTAAGATGGATTACATTATTCGTGAGATTGCTAAGTCTATGGATCTTGACCCAGACAAGGTTACTAACTCCATGCAGGATGCGGCTATTCAAGCTGAGATCTTGAAGGGCTTTCAGCAGCCCACACAGCCCCCTGCAGGGCCAGAAGGTGTTGCAGCACCAGAGGGTGCTCCACCTCAAGGACAAGGCCCACAGGGCGTAGCTGATACGTCTGGTGGCGGCGGTTCGCAGATGGGTGTAGGAACGGCCCCAACACCGGGTGAGCAAGGGTTTAGTGGTAATGTCGCTTAAACAGTTTGTAAATAACAAGCAAGCTATCGAAGAGTTTTATGCACATATTGATGATCTAGTCACTATACAGCATAGAATCATTGAAAGTGCAGATACGCCTGTAGAAGTACACAGAGCACAGGGTGCAATTGGTGTGCTAAGACGATTAAAGCTACTCAGGGAGACAGTCAATGGATTTAGTAAGTAAGCAGACTGAGGAAGCATTAGGCTGGGCAGCAGAGTCTGCTAAAGCTGTTGAAGATGCACCGCAAGTCAATACTGACTTATCCTTTAAAGACGCAGCTACTTTTGTTGCATCAGCTACACCTGTCATTGGTGATGCTATGGCAGCTAAAGAAGTGTACGATGAATTAAATAAAGACGATCCTAATTACTTTCTCGCGGGTGCACTAGGCGGGGCTGCTCTTGTAGGGCTTGTTCCGGGATTGGGTGATGCTGCAGCTAATGCGATAAGGGCTGGTGCTAAAAAGGCTGCAGAGACTGCAAAGCGTATTGAGGTTGATCCCAATGCGTTAGGTAGTATGGGTGGTAATATTAGATTAAAACCTAAAGATTCTTTTGATTCAGAGTATGACTATGACCTTACTCTTAAAATGGAAGATATGATTGATGAATGGGCAATGGGTAATGTAAGCAATGCTGATTTAAGAAAGAATCTTGCTACCCTAGACATTAAACTACCGTATAGAATTGGCCCTAAAGCAGACCCTAGTAGCCTAGATATACAAATGCCAGACGGTACTATATATAAAGGCACGGGAGATGTACCCTCAAAACCCAGACCCCTTACTTTAGATGCTACTTCTGACGCTGTAGATGATTTAGGTTTTTCCGAAAAAGACCTAGCTGATTGGAAGGCAGAAAACTACGCAAAAGATAAGTTTAGAATACCACCAGACGATGAAATGGCTGCTGCAGCTACCAATCTTCGTGAGGGTAAAATAACATCAGAAGAGTTTAGAAAACTGTCAGATGAGAGACAGCCTATTAAACCTATTACGGAGATGCCAAAGTTTCCAACAAAAGAAGAGGTTGTAAAGTCTTTACACGCTACAGACCCAAGGAAAACAAAGAAGGGTGTTTTAGGTGTAAATAAATCTATTGAAGATGGTACACTTATTTCTTCTAGACTAGATATACCTGCTTATAATAATTCAGATACTTGGGTTGTATCACTACACGATGGTTCAGTAAAAGACGGTAAAACGGTAGGTTATGGTCAGTCTGCCGTTCTTAACAATGTAAATTTCACCTCTAACCCATTAGCAGCTTCAAAGATTGCTACAGGTTCAGCAAAAACTACTATTGCTAGAATGCAAGGTGAGTGGCAGAATATGGATCCAGAAGAGGTTTATAAGACAGTAGAGACTCTGTTTGATGATCCTGAGTGGGTACAGGTAGGTATGAATCCTTATAGAGCTTCGTACTTCTATGATAAAGCTGATGGTATGCCTGTTGTTTCTGCTGATCAGGTAATGCAAGTAGGGCCATTAGTATTTGCTAAAAAGGCAAAAAAGACAACGCCTGACGATCCTCAATTTGAGTTTGAGAATAAAGTCACAGGCGTTAAAGCAAATTTTAACGAAGGTGGAATGGCTATGGATGAACAAACTAGAATGGCCTTTGCGCTGGGTGGCTCTGTAGAAGAGGTAGACCCTGTATCAGGTAATGAAGTGCCACTGGGATCTCTTCCAGAAGAG